TGAACTTCTGAACCGCATTGAAATTAAGGATTCAAAAACGGGCAGATGCTTCAGATAAACCGTGAAGGGGTGTGCATTCGTGTACACCCCTTCATCAATCAAAAAAAAAAAAAGGAAGGTGCTTCAAATGCTGAACAACTATGACCCCAATATCTGGGATGCCGTTCACGTTGTCCGTGTAACCTTGACCATGTTCAACTATGTTGGACACGTTGCCTTTGAAATCGGTGGAAATTGCCGGGGAAAAGACATTCTTGAATCAGGTCTTGATTTTCTTGAAGATCCCGGTGTTATGAATGAAAATGATTGTCAGTTCACCTTTCATGAGGATGAAGAAGAATGGACTGCCGTTCTGAAGAATCCTGACGGGGATGAATTGACGATTGAAGAAAGCGATTTCCGCGAAATTGAACGCATGATTACCGCTATTGAAATCGTTGAACATAATCCCCGATGATGAAGGAAGGTGAAACCATGATTCCTGACAAAGACCGTGTGCCGCTGTCTGGGCGTGAATACTATGCGTTGCGTGAACTGTTCGGCATGGTCAGTTCCTTCAATAAGTGCGCTGGTGATCTGGAAAAGCGCGTGAAAACTGTTCCGGGGGCTTGGCGTGATTACCGCCTTCTGATGGTGCTTTCTGAAAAGCTGATGCAGAAGGTTCTTGACACCATCCCGAAAAAAAAGTTATTGCAGATTCGGCGTGATCTTTCCCACACCACCTGTGAAATCAAGGTGGGTATGGATGTTTCCGGCAGACGGGCAGAAGGCTTCTGTTATGTGCCGGATGATGCTTTGGTGAACACCGTTGAACGGGTGATAAATTGGGAATGCCTTTTCTGTGAAAAGCGCGGCAGCAGCGTGAAGCAATGCCCCATCCGCAAAGACCTTGAAGCCCTGTACCCTTGGGACTTCCCTTTGAAGGGTGAAACTTGTCCCCTTGCCCAAATGAGCCTTGAAAGGACAGAAGATGAATGATTACCCCGCTTCTGTGCGCAATCGCCCTTTATATAGCCCTGTATGTGGGCAGAAATCATCAAGCCCCGTGGGAATTGGTGTCTGTCTATTGGGCTTTGGTTGCTTTGAACTATGTGATAAAGAAAAGAGGTAAGAAACATGAATGAAGCCCAGCGTTTGCACTATTTCAATGAATTCATGAAGCCCTGTTCCCTGACCATTCCCTTTGTGGATTGGCTGATTTCCACGGGTTTCTTTACTGCCCCCGCTTCCACCAAGTATCATGGAGCGTATGAAGGCGGGTTGTTTGACCATTCCAAGGCGGTTGCTGAATCCTTGCTGAAGCTGACCGATGGCCTGAAGCTGGAATGGAAGCGCCCTGAATCCCCGCTGATTGTGGGCATGTTCCATGATCTGTGCAAGATCGACATTTACAAAGAAGTGGTGGACAACGAAGGGGTTATTCTGTTCGGTATGGATGAACCCAAAGACCGCCAAGTTCATTATGAACACGTTGAACCGCTGCTGAAGGGTCATGGTGAAAAGTCCGTGATGCTGCTTTCCCAATTCATGACCCTGACCCCTGAAGAACTGTTCTGCATTCGCTATCACATGGGCGCTTATGTGCCGGGTGATGTGGATGCCTTTGGAAAGGCCGTTGAAAAGTTCCCCAATGTGCTGTATACCCATACCGCTGACATGATGGCCGCAAGAATCAAGGGGGTGTGATTATGTGCCGTGAAGATCATGAACGGGAACATGATGCCGAAATTCGGGAAATGCGTGACCACCTTGACTGTGTTGAACTGCGTTGCCGGGAACTGGAAGATGAAAAGCGCAAACTTCAACACAATTTGAACTGTGCTGAATCTGAATTGAACCGCCTGAAGCGCGGCATTGTGCGCTTGGTGGCTTCTTATGGGGGTGAAGTTTGATGTATCCTGTGAAAACTGCTGATACCAATGCTGTGTTCGTGCTGGAAGGCTGTGGTGATCTTCCGGCCACGAAATGCCATGATGTGAATGGCGTTCCCCACATTCAGACGTGTTGGGAGCTGACCCCGGAAGAACGGGAAACCATTGCAAAAACCGGGCGGCTGTATGTGCTGGTGATGGGAACGGGTGTCCCGCCCCTTTCTCTTTCTGCTGAATCTATGCTGGAAAAGGAAGGTGAATCCTGATGCCCCATGTTCTTCTGATTCAGGATAAGCCTGAAACCATTTGGGACAATGAACAGTTTGCCCGGATGCTGGATGAAAAACTTGGTTCTGATGCGGCTGACTTCTTCCGTGATGCGCTGCATGATGCCAACGTGAACCCGGATTTTCAGATTTGTTCTGGTGAATGTGATAAAGTCTATGAAACACAGGAGCATTGGCAGCGCATTGTTGAAGATGCCTGTGATGAAATGGGTTCATGGGCAATTCGCAAGTTGACCAAGGAAGAATTGATTAACAGGCGGGATGAACTGGTTGAACAGTTACGGGGCGAACTGTGAAGGATAACCGCCTATGAAGAAAGAAAAACAGTTCGTGTTGATCTGTCCCCGGTGTGGGAAGCTGATTCAGTTCTTCTTCAGGGAAAGCGCGGAAGCATACGGGAAAAGTTGCCCCCAATGCTTTTCACAGTTGCGCTTGCGGGTCGTTTCTGGTGTGCCTGACCCGAAAACGGGCTATGTTACGGTTGATGTTACGGATTGTTACACATCAACCGTAACACCGAAAAGCTTTGATACATAAGGGTTTTTCGGGGTCTGTTACGGTTGTTACGGTTGCGCGGCACTTCTTATATATTTTCAATTCACAATGTATGAGAAATGAAGTATATAATATATAACGTGCGCGTGCGTGCGATAGAAATTGAAAATAACCGTAACAACCGTAACAACCGTAACACAGAAATTTTCCTTCATTATATGCGTTTATTATTTCGTGTTACGCTTTAACGGGCTAAAGCGTAACAAACCGTAACACAGGCAAACTACACAGAAAGGATGATGACCTTGACGGCAAAGGAATACTTGAATCAGGCATACCGCCTGAATGAATTGATTGACAGCGACCTTGCAGAACTGAATGATCTGCGCGGCCTGTCCACCAGCATTTCAGGCGTAAACTGTGATACAGAGCGCGTTCAGGGCGGCAATCTTCCCGGAAGCCGTATTGAAAATATCATTTCAAAAATCATTGATCTTGAAGAAGAAATCAATGCTGAAATTGACAAATTCGTTGATCTGAAGGCAGAAATCAGAAGGGCAATCAGCGCCATTGAGAACAGAAATGAACAGCTTCTTTTGCGGTTGCGCTATATCGAATTCCTTCAATGGTCTGAAATTCAGGAACGAATGGGTTTTGATGATGTGCGCCGGGTTCATCAGATTCACAATGACGCGCTGAAAAACTTTTCTGTTCCTGATTGCACATAATTTCACTAAATTTCATTGCATTTCACACTTGATCTTTGATAATATTATACTGCGCATTTTGAAAAAGCGCCTTGCACGGTGTCAGTTTCGGCTGATACTGATGCAGGGCGCTTTTTCGTATTCAAAAACACGAAAGGACGGTGATTCCATGCTGAATGAACGGCAGATGCGGTTTGTAGATGAATACATGATTGACCTGAACGCAACCCAAGCGGCGATTCGTGCGGGATACAGCGTAAAGACGGCATACAGTCAAGGTCAACGCCTGTTGAAAAATGTTGAAATCAAAACTGAACTTGATGAACGAATGGAAAAGGCACGTTCACTCAAAATCGCGGATGCAACTGAAATCATGGAATACCTGACTTCCGTGATGCGCGGTGAAAGTGAAGCTGAAGTTGTCGTTGTCGAGGGCTGCGGGGAAGGCTTTTCTACTGCCCGAACTATGCAGAAAGCCCCCGATGAAAAAGAAAAGCTGAAGGCCGCTGAACTGCTGGGCAAGCGTTACGGCATGTTCAACGATAAATTGAACGTTGACGGGGTTATCCCCGTGGTGATTTCCGGGGGTGACGAACTTGAAGATTAACGTGTTGGGGACTGAATACACCGTTGAAGTGCTGTCCCCTGATGCTGAACACTATTTGAAAGAAAATAAGTGTGATGGATATTGTGATTCTTCAAGTCACCGAATCGTTGTCAGCACTTGCCCGGAAAGTGATCTGGATGACCTTGAATCCTATATCAAGTGTGTGAAGCGCCACGAAATCATTCACGCCTTCATGAATGAAAGCGGCCTTCAATCTTCTTGGGAACATCAGCAGTACGGCCAAGAAGAAACGGTGGTGGATTGGATTGCTATTCAGTTCCCCAAGCTGCTGAAGGCGTTTGAAGCTGCTGATGCCCTGTGAAAAACAGAATTCGCGTCCACCTTCCTGATGTGGTGGGCAGGGGTTACGGTACATTCTGGCGGTTCAAAGGCAGATACCGGGTTTGCAAGGGAAGCCGTGCTTCTAAGAAAAGCAAAACCACGGCGCTGAACTTTATCACCCGAATCATGGAATACCCCCAAGCAAATCTTCTGGTGGTTCGCAAGACCTTCAGAACCTTGAAGGATTCCTGCTTCACAGAACTGAAATGGGCTATTCACCGTCTGGGCGTGGATGCCTATTGGGATTTCAAAGAATCCCCCCTTGAAATGACGTACAAGCCCACGGGACAGAAAATCTATTTTCGCGGACTGGATGACCCGTTGAAGGTCACGTCCATCACCGTTGAAGTGGGTTGCCTGTGCTGGATGTGGATTGAAGAAGCGTATGAAGTCATGAATGAAGCTGACTTTGATATGCTGGATGAATCCATTCGTGGTGAAGTCCCGGACGGGCTGTTCAAACAAATCACCCTGACCTTCAACCCGTGGAATCAACACCATTGGATGAAGAAGCGCTTCTTTGATGCGCCCCCAAGCCCTGATATTCTTGCCATGACCACGAATTACCTGTGTAATGAATGGCTGGATGAAGCTGACAGGCGCTTGTTTGAGCGCATGAAGGAACAGAACCCGCGCCGTTATCAGGTGGCGGGTCTTGGTCATTGGGGCATTGCTGAAGGTTTGATCTTTGAAAACTGGCGTGAAGAAGCGTTCAGCATTGATTCCATTCGTGGACTGGACAGCGTTGGTTCTGCCTTTGGCCTTGACTTTGGTTATACCAATGACCCTTCCGCTTTGTTCTGTGGTCTGGTTGACCCCACGGCAAAAACGCTGTGGGTGTTTGATGAAATGTACAAGCGCGGCATGAGCAATGAAGCCATTCACACCGAGGTTGTGAACATGGGGTATGCCAAAGAGAAAATCCGTGCTGACTGCGCTGAACCCAAGTCCATTGACCGCTTGCGTGATCTGGGACTTGTGAATATTCGGGCAGCGCGAAAGGGCAAAGATAGTGTGCGCAACGGCATTGACTATCTTCAGGATTTTCAAATCATTGTTCATCCCCGCTGCGTGAACTTCATCACCGAAATCAGCAACTATACATGGGACACCGACACCAAGACGGGAAAGCGGCTGAATGTGCCTGTGGATGATTTCAACCACCTGATGGACGCAATGCGTTACGGTTGTGAGAACTTCATCAAGGGTGAAACCTTCAGCTTTGATTAAAGGGGAAATGTGTATGAAGCTGTATCTTCTGGGGGCTTTCCCCTTGCTGTTCATCCCGTTCAGTATTTTGCTGATGCTGTCCATTTGGTGGGCGCACAAGTACAAATAATAGCGGGTTAGTAACAAAACAGGCTGAAAACCCTTGTAAATCAAGGGTTTCAACATATTAAGCAATATTTTGAAAGGGGGTGAACGAAGTGTTCAACTTTCAAGATGGTATTTTGAACCACCTTGCGCGGGGTCGAAAGGAAGTCATGA